AGCAAACGTAGACTTTTGTGTGGTTCTTGTTGTTACAATTATATACTGTTCATTCAAATAATATTTTCGATCATGTTAGATCTAATCACACTACTTATGGTAAAAATACATAGGTCATTACAACAAGATGGTTCCTCAGATGAGGGATGTGGAGTGTTAACAAAGATTCATTCTCTTGCGGCGCTAAAAGGCCTAGAGATCCATGTTCCCACTGATTATGCTAAAATAGTAGCGTATTGGTCAAAGTATGTGAACGGGGTAAACCTACCCGTACATACTTTTACGCAGCTATCCGTTTCTGCTCTTAAAGAGGAGGCCCAAGACTTTACGAATCGAATGTCTGAGCTCTGTTACCTCTTTAGGATTGACCTGTCCAGCCATGAAGTTTCCTTATTAGATACTATGTATCTTCTTCATGGACTTACCGGGAGTACAATCAAGCAATTGAAATACTCCGTCAATGTAGCTAACAACTTGTTCTGGGATCAGGAATTACCTGAGTCCTTTCCAGGATGTGTTGGCTTACATCTCTTTCCCCGTAAACTGTACGTATGGCTTAATAGGCACATTTACAGTAAACGGCATCGACGGTCCCCTTTGATTCAGTGTCTTATCAACACTATGTTTCAGGGTTTTAAAAAGGGTTTGTTACCCGTTCGACCAGATGCCGTCCAAGCGGCCTTGGATAAACACAGAATGTGTCTAACCAAAGATCCTTCTATTTCTACCGAGCTTGCAACGCATGTTCGCCGTATAGCTAAGAGTGTTACTGCACAATTAAGACTGAAACTAGGTTCCAGTCATTGTCAGTCCACTTCTTCAACTACGGAGTTCTCGTATGCTTCGGGTGGAAATATCGGAGGATGTGCTTTTCTAAAGTACTGCCCAAAGAAGTCAAAGAATGTACTTCCTTTGGTGGGCACTCCAGAGCTGCTTGGATTTGTCATGGAACGAAATATCCGTGGCAAGCGTATTCCGATATACGATTGTGGGAGAGTTGGTGATAGAGAGAAAGTCTTTAGTGTCGTAGCTTATAAGCGATGGGCACATGAGATTACTCCGGTTTACTTCTTTAATCCTTTGTTCTACGAGGATATGAGAGAAGAAGTTCGATCCAAAAGAGGGGCAATTTTCCAGACTAGTGCTGGCGAGTTGAACCCTGCCATTTACAACGATCCTGTTGTAAATCCTGCGTGTATTCTTGAACCTATGAAGGTCAGAATTATTACTAAGCCAGATTTTGGCATACACACGGATCTTCATAAGTTTCAGAAGATGGTTTGGAAGGCTTTATACGAACATAAATCCGGTTTCTTTCAGCTAATTGGGGAGCCCCTTCAGCGACAACACTTATGGAAGATTGTTGCTGGGTGGCAGCCCGGTGAGAAGTTCTGTAGTGGTGACTTTAGTGCCGCCACTGATAACCTAAAGGGTGAGGTATCCAAAATTATATTGGAAGACATCTTTAGTCAGTTTAGACTAACTCATCCTATCGAATATCAAAATATAATGAATTCGATGCTTAAATCCACAGTTGAAGTTCCTAGAGACGCATTAGGACGCGTCATTGGTATGCCACACTATGATGGCTTTTGGAAAAATTTTGGTTATGATCTACCAACATTCCAACAAAAGAATGGACAACTGATGGGAAACGTGATAAGTTTTGGTATCCTATGTATTGCGAATTATATCGCATACCATCGTTCAATTGAGTTAGCCCAGGGGAGAGAATTGCGTGCTTTTTCAGCAAGAATCCCTCATGTGCTAATCAACGGTGATGACATTCTTTTTAAGACTAATGACCAGTGTTATAAAATCTGGTTAGATACAGTCAAAGAATTTGGCCTTGAGCCAAGCGTAGGAAAAAACTTTATTTCGGATCGTTTCTTACAAGTGAATAGTGC